CACTAAATATTGATCTTCTTATCTGATATATCATACTAATAAATGGTAAAAAATATTGTCTTCCTACCAATGTAAAATCAACAGGTGGTGAAGTAAAAAGTCTAGTACTAGGTTTATCAAAAACTTTCTCTATTGGTCTACGTTCATCTTTAGCATAATCAATCCATATAGTTTCTACAACTATTCCTTCTTTTGCTTTTTGTAATCTGTGAAAATATTTTTTTGACAAAATATCATTAATAATATTTCCATCTTGAATCATATTTTTCTTTGTTAACCCTTGGATATTATAAGGGTAACCAGCTGATGTAGATAAATCTATTGATTCTATATGAGGAATAGTAGGTATACCCATAATAGACTGTTCTAAAGTTAATATTTTTTTATATTGAATTGGTTTTTCTTTTGATATCCCTAACCTAATTTCATCTTTAACACCTTGTATTGCCATTTCTACTAAATCTTGTGGAAAAGGTGGTGGAATAAAACCATATTTTTTGAGTCCTGATAAAGGATTAAAATCAGATTTACATCTTTTATCAAATCTAGATAGAATAGATGGAGCTGTCTTCGGTGGTCCGAAAATATTCTGAAATGGACTTGGTCTTATACATGTTTTTGTTGGTAAAAATACTGTCTTTTCAATCCATCCTAAATAATCTATTTGTCCCGGATATTTTCTGTCTTCAGGTATTTCACCATCTTTTAATTGGATAGTTAAATTTTCCTCTATTATTTGTGGATATTCAAATAATGAAATAGCCTCATCTATTATTTCACGTGTTAATACTTGTGAAAATGCAAATCTACCATCGTGTGAACAAGCATAATGCATTCCAATCAATTTATGAGGCAATTTATTATTACTAACAAATAGAGGAGAACCACAATCACCATCTTTAGTTGTTATATCATATTGCCAACCAGAAATAACGACATGTTGTACATCATTATAACTATATTTATGTATCTTCTTTGATTCTTCAAAACCAGCTTTATAATACATAACATTTTTACCATCATATGTATTCAATAAGCATTGTCCTGTTGGTATAGAAGTCAATAAATGTTCAGGTATAAAGTGATTTCTTATATCTGGAAATGAATTTATAGTTAATGGTAATTGATAAAAGGCTATGTCACGTGTAGGTTCATATTGTAAAACATTTTGAATTTCCTCCAAGTCTTCGTCTGAAAATCCAAAATTTATTAAATTGGATTCTTCAAAATTTATTACATATACACGATTTTCACCCTTTATCCTCACCATAACCTCAATTTGATCTCCAGGTTCTAATGTATTAAAGAAGTGCATACAAGTAACAATTATTCTTCCATAAACCGGTATTGCATTCATAGAGCCTCCTGTTCTTTTATTTCTTAGATATATATTTTTATAAGCTTTAGCTATTTCTTCTAAATTGGTATCTAACATTTGCCCTCTATGTTTACCT